CAGATGTTGGATCGGCGGAAGGTGTGATGTCAGATATGCTGACCTTGACCTTGGTGTTTGCATAGGCGCCGTCGTCCCTACAGTGAACCCTAAAGAGGTTGTAGACAGTTCCTCCAAATTTCTGTGAGGTGATGAACGGAGTGAATGCTGTCTTAAACCTGTCCTCGAAGTTATCGAAGTTAGGAACGACGGTTGTTCCACTGTTGTGAGTCACGCTCTTCGCTAGAATGACAGCCTCTTCAAGGCCGATTCCATTTGGGCCCACCTGGCCGGGAATGGGAAGGTCTGAACCTGTGACCCTGGCAATCGATGGGTGGAAGTCGTATGAAGCATACAGATAGTGACCAGCCTGCTCAATAAGCTTTGGATCAGTGTTGAAGACACTGGCAAAGTAGTTGTTTGCAGTTGGATCAAAGCTTGCTGTGATGAAGTTGTTGTATGCTGCTGTTGACTTGTGACCTGAGAGGAACAGAACGAATGTCTGAGTTCCGCCAGCCACGTTGACGGTTCCCGTTACGTGTCCGATGATAGCAGGTGATGGAGTCACTGATGCAAGGTTGTTGTTGACACCGTTGGAGCTTGAAAGAGAAAGTGCAACGCCTGTCGGTGCCATTATGATTCCCCTGACTATGGGGACTGGCACCTTGCTTGTTTGCATTCCTGCACTCGAGAACACAGTTGAACCTGCACTCTCGGACATGAAAGCTCCAAGGAAGTATGTGCCTCCTGTGTGAACGCTCTCAGCTACGGTGTAGGGATTTGCTCCAAGGTTTCCATTCGACTGTGGAAGCTGCGAGCCCACAACGAATCCTGCATTGTTCACCTTTCCAGTGTTCAGGCCAGAATTCGTCCTCTTCTTGCCGTCACCAATTCCAAGAACCTTGACATAGACGCCGGCTCTCTGGGTTGAGAGCCACTGCGCCATTGCAAGAGGACCAAACTTCTCTCCGTCGGTCGAGCCGAAAGTAGAAGCAAAACTCTGGAATGACCCAACAAGAACGGGTACAAATGCGGGTCCACGAAGAGATGTTCCAATTACGCCAGCAGGCACGCCGCTTGGAGCTGCGACTGCTGGTGCCGAGAGATCAATCTCTCTGGTTGATACTCCAGGGCTTAGTGACGTTGTTTCAGCCATTAGGTTGACTCCATTCTCAGTTATCTATTACGGGAACTGGACGCCTGCGGGCGTTATCACGAAATCGATCGCAATAAATTCAACCGTCTTGGTTGGAACTATCACGATTCTTCCGTTCATGCGATTCGCCTCGACATCAGCGTCCGTATTGTTTGTTGCATCGCACACAACCCTGAACCTTTCAATACCGGCCTGTGCCTGAATCAGTGCAAGCTGTGGTGAGACTCCTGAAACAAACCGCGCCCTTGTCACGGAATTGTTCTGCTCAAAGATGAGTGAATTTGCGATGGAGCGAACCACCCTCTTGACCTCGAGAAGAAGCCTGCGAACATTCACTCTATTGAGTGCTGTAGTTGCAAGCTGTAGGGTCTTCTGGCCGAAGATTACGAAACCTCCTTGTGGGAAGGTTGCGATTGGGTTGATCCTTGCGTCGTACAGTGTGTCTCTGTCAGACTGATTCAATCTCACTGAGACATTGTTGACGAAGTCAAGGGCTGCCCTGTTGAAACCTGCCGGTGCAAACCAGGGGTAGGAAACCTTGTCATTGAAGGATATTGCTCCAAGTGCGGCAACCGATGCAGGTACCTTGACCCTTCTTCCAATGACATCATCCTGAACGAATACGTCTGGGAAGTAGGATGCAACGTAGTTGTTATCAACCCCCTGGCCAGTGAATGTCTCAGACGTGTTCCTTACATTTGTGCGAACCGTTGAGTCAATCCAGAGTCTGCTTGATGAGTCGTCATACGAAGGAATGTCGCGGATGTACATGATGTACGAATTATCCTTTGCGGCATTTCCTGCGTAGTTGGTCACAAGAGTGTCCCTGATTCCTGGGATTGCCATCACGTTGACGTTGGTGCTGAACTCATTTGTCATGATGTCAACACCTGCTCGGTAGGCAGCGATGATGTTGTTAGAGGTTCCAATGCCAGCGGCATTTGCCTTCAAACCAGTCTCAACTGCACCAGCAGCAAGTCCGGAACCTATTGCACTGGTTGAACTCTCAACAGAAGCTGCCCTGTCAGTCATGTTCCTATTGTCTCTGTCGAGGATGTTGAGTCCATCGAAGCCACCGTAGAATACAGTCGTGAACTTGTTGAAGGGTGTGAACCTGTTGAAGATGATCGATGAAGATGCAACCAAGGTGGCCAGTGTCACTCGGTTTGTTCCGCCGACTGAAACCCGGTAGTCATTGCCATTCGGAATTCCGTTGCGGATGTATGCAGCCTCACGCATGTGAACGTCTGAGGTTCCTGTCACGAATGTAAGTGTCTCATTCGCAAGAGCAACCCTTGCAAGAGTGAACTTATTTGCGTTGAAGGTGTCGGCTGCAGAACCAGTAACAAGGACATCCTTCTGGAGGATTCCTTGGAACTTAGTGTAGTTCCTTATGAGCTTGTTCTCAAGAGTTCCTCCGTTCGGATTCAGGATCGCGTTGTCCTGTGAGCCCGAGTTCGGAATCTGGATGGTGGTGACTCCCCAGTAGAATCTGCTGTCAACCCTCTCATTGGGACCAGGTGCGCCGACATTAGGATCTGACTGTCCGAGCTCACCCCTGGTGACCTTGAACCTGAAGGGAAGAGGAGGAAGGATTGAACCTGTGAGGCTGTTCTCAACACCACCGCCTGCGCTTCCTGAGAGGCGAACTGAACCACCGAAAGTCTGTCCAGCGAATGTGAGCGTCGATGATCCGTCATTCAAGGAGTCATTGGTCTTTAGGACCGGAATTCCTCTGAATCCGAATGGAAGGGCCGTAGGAGGAACCTGACGATTCTCTACTGCAGGATTCATCACAATCCTGAAGTTGATGCTCCTGTTTGGGAACCTTCCTGAGATCACCAGGCGGCGCTCATCGTTCTCATCAGTGTCAAAGTTGTAATAGACCTTCTTGTCACCGATCATCTTGGCAACGTAGTTGTCAGCGGTCGGGTCAAGTGTGCATCGTGCATACTGCTCAATGAACTGGGGCTCTATGTCAGTGTCTGAGAACCTGCGAAGGACAACATCAAATGTACCATATGGACGTGAGTCATCAGTGCTTGCCTGAATGTTTGCAATCGAGACCTTGAACTGTGAATTTGAGTACTCACCGTCCGAGATTGTCTCGAAGTGGAAGAGGTCATATTCCTGACCACCGAATGGCTGTGATATGATCGGCGTGGTCTTTGGTGTCGTGAACCTTGTGTCAAACCTTCCAAAGGTGTCGATCCATGTAGAGTTTCCAATGAAAGCGCCTACCGTTCTATCACCTGTTGCACCAACCTGAACAGGTGCTATCTCGTCCTCAATCGGGAAATCGAGGTAAAGAAGGTGCTTCTCGGTTCCAAACAGGTCAGGATCTGTATTGAGGATCTTCGAGATGTAGTTCGTGTCGACTGGGTTGAGAGAAGCCGTAAGAATTCTAAGACCTGGCCTGCCCTCATCGTTTGCATAGGCAATTCCTGCGGATGATGAGATGACAAGCTTGAACCTGTTTGCAAGGCCTGCTGTGTTGCTTGCTGGTCCAAGGTATGCAGTATCAACATGGTCATGTGACCAGTTTTCATCATAACCAAGAGTCAGGATACGAGTCCCAGTTGCAGGAAGGATAACACCCCTGACCAGGTTGACCTCAGTCGCTGAGCCTTCAGCGACGTTGAAGCTTGGGTTGTCTGTAAAGATCGGAAATCCAACCTCTTCCCTCGGTCCACCAGAGGCCGAGATGTAATGCTTGGCCGTGAGGAATGTGACAGCGCCGTCCTTAACCCAGGGCCTTGGAACGCTGGCGAATGGAGCGGAAGTTATCTTGAATCCTGCATTCCTGACAGTTCCCGCTGTGCGAGTCGTGGAAATGTCGCCTGTGCTTGAGTTTGCTCCTGCGCCGAGAACCCTGATGAATGTCAGCGCCTGCTTGTGACGAAGCGCTTCCCTTACAGCGTATGTTGCTGGGCGGTTGGGGTCAGTGCCTCCGAATCGATTCTGAAAGCTTGCAAAGTCAGGCACCGTGACAGGCACGAATGCAGGGCCCTTCTCGGCAGTCCCAATGACTCCCACTGGTGTGCCTGTTGGCTCAAGTGCCCCGGCGACGAGCTCGATTTCCTGCTCAAAGAAGCCTGGGGATCTGAAAGTCTGTTCTGCCATCTTGATTCTCCTTCACATTGGCTCTCAGTTGTAAATATCACTCACAATTCCGTCAAACCAACAATCACCTGAAAAGCTTGTCTGGGTTCAGGGCTATTAGGATCTTTTCACCCTTTCTTGGAATGTGTGATGTGACCCTAGCAAGAATTGATTTCCTCTCACCGGTCACGGGATCAATCTCATATTGAATCTCTTGCGTCTGACTTCTAAAATTATTCGGCGCAACTTCATTCTTTACGCCGATGGCCGAACCATTTCGACCATATCCTTGCACCGATTCATTGGTCGCCACAGGTGATGTTCCGACCATCTGCGTGGGTCCCAGGTTGTCATCGGTTTCAACCTGTGTGAGTATATGGTTATCTACATTGGTAGAAATCACGTTACCCTGTGGTGTCTCTCGTGGAACTCCTGATATACTCAGGTCGAAAGTTATTGTTGGAGCAGAAGTGTAAGTTCTAATTCCGTTTGGACTGCCTGGGAAGTTCGGTGCAACGAGGTACCCCGGCACTTCTGCGCTGATTGTTGCCTTGATAAGCCTCTCTTGATCTGTGAAGTCATCGAGGTTTGAGGCCATCGAGAATTCTTCTGCAAAGTATGCAACAAACCAGTAACCCTTTGAGGAAGGTATTTTGATTGTTCTTCCACCTGGCTGCGGAAAGGAACCAAGCAACGCCTGAATGATGTCATTGAGCTGTTGCACGTACTGTGCCCATATGTTGATTTCATACTTTGCCGTAAAGTACTTTGGGCCAGGAATGACTGTGACCTCGTAGATTCCTCTTCTCATATTGGGATCAAGGGCACGACCGGTTTCAAACGAAAATCCTGTTCGATTCTTCGGTGTTACTCCTGTGTTCTTGAATCCCTCAACACCTTCCAAGGCCTGGTACAGCGGGTCTTCCTTTGAGATCATCTTCTTGATTACAATTTCACCGGTCCTGTCAAGCATGACATTGCCTTTGGAGTTCTCAAGGCCGACTCCCTGCCTCGATATTGCAATCATCGGAAGAATGAGAGCTCCATTCTTGTCTCGCAGCGGCCTCCTGCTTGCAGAAAGTGCAAACCTTTCACCGGATGCAAACACAACAGGAATTCTCCTCATTTCACCGGTTTCTTTCGAGGTGCTGTAGAACAGAGGAAGAGTCGTGTTGAACAGTTCAAAGAAAGCTCTGTCAACATCCTCAGGACCGCACGATGGAATGCTTGTTTCAGAAGGTGTGACTCCCTTCTCGTATCCTTGCGGCTCTCTTCCCTTTGTCGGAAGATTTCCTGATTCATACTTTGTTGACATCATTCATCTCCGTAGAAAGATGAAGACACTCCATCACGGGATATTGACTTCGCACCAGTGATAGGAGCGTCAAGGACTCCCTTCTTTTGAAGATCTCTGACATCATTCGTTTCTCCATCAGAGTTGACCGACTGTCCCCTCTGCTGCGTGAATGTGTCTTGAACTGCGTCTGGTTCAATGAACTTCTCTTCAAGAGGACCGTTAGGACGCTTGTTGATGATACCATCCCTTGCCTGCTTACAAGTCGCCTTATAACCGGTAAGGTGTTCTATTTGACCAAAGATAGTGCTTGTCGCTATGACAGATGTGATTTCATAGAACACTGATCCGTAGCTTAGAACGTCACCTGACCTAATGTCTATTCCCTTGTCCAGCATGTCTCTGTAGTGAAAGTACGCACTTATTGTGTGGTATACTTCGTTGCCGTACGAGTTCGTCCTTGCTTCTGGAGAACTCCACTCAATTCTGGTATCGATGTCTATAGGCGGATCAAAAATCTTGTCTGTCGACTCAGCATACACGTCGTGAGTGTTTGACAGGTCCTCTCGAACCCTGTAATAGAAGATCCGCTGTCCAATCACATCCTTTGTGACTTCTTTCGTGAGGTCTGATATGAGGTCAAGCTCACGAGATGTGACGAAAAGTCGAGACATGAGTTATCCTATTGTGATTGCGCGGCCGACAGGAATCGGTATTGCCCTGAGAACTTTCTGCAGGTTATCGACCTTTGCTGCCTGCATCTCAAGAAGCTTGTCATAGGTCATCGTGTCCAGCATTTCCTTGAGTTGCGTCACAAGCTTGTCTTTCTCTTCCTTGCCTGAAGACACAAGGTCGGAACCGTTGAGCTGCAGCTCAGCGTTCGGAATCGGTATGGAACTGAACTTTGATCTAATGAGACCAAGCAGTTCCTTGCACAGGGCGATTGTGTATTGCCTGACCCATTGCCTTCCAATAGAGTTGACCCTTGAGAATCTGAGGTTTCCGAACGGAATGTTCGACATATTAGATGTGCCATACAGGCTCGGGTCATTGAATCCTGGGTTAAGGGGATTCATCTCGAATCCGACCCTTATGAACAACTTTAGAGGATTGTCTGCCGTTGGCATTGGAAAGATTCTCAGGTTCTTTCCTGTGATCTTGTAACTGTAGTTCGATCGCCTCACCTTGTTCGATATCGACATTTGCCCACCGCGAAGAATGTCCTCGAATACTGGGAGGACATAGAAGACGGTCTCAGGTGTGAAGGACTCGAAACTGAATTCGTTGTTGAGGTAATTGATAGCAGAGGTTGTGTCAAAGAACCTGTAGGCCGCCTGTGGCGAGTAATGAAAGACTTCAAGGATTCTCATCTTTCCGAGGTTCGGATTGAGTGATGAAGAAACTATAGGAACGCCTGATGAATCAAGCAGGTCTGTGTAAAGATTATAGTCCTGCCTTTGCGCAGTCAGGTTGATTGATCCTGACGCTGAGTCATACGCAGTTCCAAGTCCTGCATGCCCTGCATAGGGTTCAGCAAGTCTAAGGGCAAACTCAAGGGTGTTTCTTGGATAGGTCGCCTCTGCACCTGCCATTGAGCCTGTTGCATACCCCATGAAGTCCATCAGTTGAGACTTTGCCTGGTACTGATTCACGATTGATCCGTACTCGCAGAATGCCTCCTCAAAGCAGGCCCATACCTGCTTCTTTGTTAACTCGACTGAAAGAACATCATCACCAAGCTTTCGCTTGACGAATGTCACCATCTTGTCAGCCTCAGCCTGAAAGTCGGCATCAGAATCAAAGAAACCGAATGGCGTAGGTGAAAGTGTCGTCGTGAATGTCGACATTTGTACTCCCTATCCTAACTATGAAGGATAGGGAGCATTTAACGATAGGATCACCCCTTTATGATTCCTGCCAGCTTTTGCCAGCGCTCCATGATGACTTCATCCTGACTACGGCGGTGTGACTCAGGAACAACTGGATCCTTGAAGTTGACCTGCCCAGACTTAAACATTGGAATTGCTGTTGAAGGAGCAGGTCCTCCGACCTTTGTGTCGAACTGTGGCATTATTGCCCTGGGAGGGGCATCACCTGGTCCAGGAACTCTCTTGCAGTTCAGTCCGATCTGGGTTGCAATCTTGTCAAGCTTAACATCACGACTGTCGCTTGCTTTTGATCCACCGTATCCATTCTCTGCCAGAAAGTTCAGAACATCGTCTGTGAGGAATGGTGACCCTGCCTTTGGATCCACTACCTTTCCGACGTTATCAATGCAATACTGCTTGATTGCATTAGCGTCCATCGCGAGCAGGTTGGTGCCCGGTTCGCTTGTTGATGACGGAAGAGGAGCACCAGGACCCAAATTCTGCGCAATGACAACCTGACTGATTGCAAGCGCCTTGTATGGATCATCCTGTTGAATGAGACTCACTTGGATCTTCACATCAGGGTTTACCACAATTGAACTTGACCACCTGTGATGGCCGTCAATTATGAACGTCTTTCCATTCTGGCCGTTTCCGGCCATGAGTATGTCAGGGGCAATCACTGTTCCTGCCAATGCAGCTTGAAGAGCTCTCGTCTCAATTCCCTTGGGAGTGAAGCAGAATCCTATTGAGTTAGGAAGTCCAATCTGTGATTGTGTCGGCCTTGCATGTGTTGCAGGATCAATGTCAGCACCCTCGACCACATTGACAGATTCATCAGTTGGAGCACCGTCTGCTGACCCTTGTGCGAGAAGTTGCCTAACTGTTGCATCCTTGCCTTCGGCAGAGTTTAGGAATGTCACAACCTTCTCGAGCTTTGCCTTACCTGACTCATTTTCTATTGGATCAACAATGCCGGTCTTGATTGCCTTCACGGCATCTTCCTTGGACATGTCCTCATTGAGTCTACCGAACATTGCACCATAAATTGAAAGCCTGCTTCTCTTCATTTGTTCCTCTTACGAAGATAACTATGGGGCCAGAGGAATTGATTCCAATGACCCCATAGAAATTGATCAGGCGCCGGTGATCGTAATAGTGCCAGATGTTGCTAGCACTGAGTAGTTGACACCATCGCTGATGAGAGAGACGCTAGATCCCGCTACAGCTGCTAGTGTGAGCTTTGATCCCTGGGCATTCTGTGTGCCACCATTGACACCCAGCTGTCCTGCAAACACCTTGGTTCCACCGGCTTCGGCTGAACCTGTGAGAGCGAAGGCGAGGGCTCCGCCTGCCCTGAACACGAATGTTGCACCAGGAAAGGCTGACGCGAGTGGAAGAGAAGCTGAGTGTGCAAAAGCTGAGGCGAACTTGTAGACACCGGGTGATGTCACAGCTACGTCAGCAGCATTCTGATTTCCTGTGATGTCCCTAACTGGTGAGAAGGGCAGCGATGTCATGCTGAACTGTGTCGTATTCACTGAGAATGTGTCAGTGTTGACTTCAAATCCTGAACCTGCCTGCTGAACGAGACCCTGTGACTGATTGTATACTACCTTTGGCATGTGAACCTCCTGTGCTCCGAATGCTTCCAATCCCCTGTCGGTGTCAGGTGTTCACTGGACTGGGCTTGACATTAACTATACGGTTAAACTACAACGGCCACCCTTTCGGGTGGCCGCGTAGTGCCTTATCGGCTAGAACATCAGATGATGTTCATGTCGAGGCAGGTGACCGTGCCGTAGAAGTCGGAGCGAACCATCTTCTTGCCGTACCTGGTCATCACGCCCTTCCTCGGTGTGAAGTCCTCTGGTGCGAAGATTGTGGGGGTCACAATCAGGGGCACGTAAGGAGCGTACACGTATCCGGTCTCGAGGTAGCTGCCACCCTTGAAGCCGACGAGGATCTTGTTCCTGGGGAAGTAAGGATCCTTGTAGACTGTGAAGCGGTTGCTGAGTGTACCGATCTTCTCGGCGCCGATGGACATCGGGGAGCCGACCTGACCGGAACCGTCGATCGAGTAGACGGGCTTGTAGAGGACCGAAGCCTCGAGGACGGTGGCGACATCGGGTGAAACCACGATGAAGTTAGCCGAACCACGAAGGGTCTTGCGGTGGATCTCGTTGGCAACGTCGATGACGGTCTCGATGAGAGTCTCGTACCACTCACGGACCGTGCCGGTGAAGGCGGGGCCCGGGGTGAGTGAGGTTGCACGAGAGACCTCGGCACCGTTGGTCTTGTTGACGAACTTGCCTGGTGAACGTGACCAGTAGTAGTTCGCACCGGAGGCCTGGACGAGCAGGTCGTTCAGAATCTCGCGGTCAAGCTCAAGGGCGATCTGCTCGGAGAGGATCTGGGTGAGCTCCACCTCAGCGTCGAGGCTGTGGTAAGCGTTGAGATCCTGAGCGAGCTCCGGTGACCAGCGAGCGCGGAGCTTGCGGGTCGTTGCGGTGACCGCGATTGACTCGATCTTGATGTCGATCTCGGGGATCGCAGGTGTAGGCGAAGTTCCGAAGTCAGACTCGAAGGCCGGAATGGTGAGGGTTGAACCGCTTGAAGTCTCAACATCGAGAGCCGAGTCCTTGATGTAGGAGATAGCGAATGCTGCGTTATCGTCGTGAGTGCTATCAAGTCCACCGGAGAGGACCAGAAGGAGCGCGGTGTCGGCGGCAGCATTGGTTCCAAGTGTGAGCAGGGGATTCGGTGTGAATGTCTTCGCAGTAGAATCCCATGTTCCAACCTGGTTGAGTCGACGGACGTTGAGGATAGATCCACCCTGGATATTGACCGGAATGGTCACAGGATTTCCAATGGTGGAAGTTCCGAACGTGCTGAGAGCTGCGCCCTGGGGGAAGAGACCGACGTCCTTGACCAGCGATGCATCGGTGTCAACGGCATTGCCCTTGATGACGACGAACGAGAACACACCGGCAGGTGTGCCATCGATCAGTGTGCTGACCTGTGGGTCGAACTGCAGGAGGCGACCGTTGCTGCCTGATGTTGAGGCGGCTGTCTCAGCGGTCCAGACACCGGAGCCGTTGTAGGCGCCGTAGTCAAGGATCTGAGCAGCTGTAACCGACCCGGAGGCGTGGACCTTTGAGTAGCCGGATCCGACGAGGTCGTACTGGCCACCGGTTGCAAGCGATCCGGACTGGACGCCCTTACCAACTGGGCTGTTGTAGATGGACTGGCCGGCCTGGTACACACCGTAGTTGGTGGGACCAGTTCCGTTGAGACCGGCATTTCCACCACGGGCTGTGCCGTAGGTGTAGTCCAGATAGAACAGGAGGCCTGATGGGAGGCTCATGGGCTGGATTGAAACCAGCTCATTTGCAACCAGGCCACCGAAGACCCTGCGGACGATGGGGAAGGCGATGTTGGTGAAACCACGGATGTCGCCTGATGATGTAGTTGATCCGCCACCGGTCGAGAGTGAGTTAGACTCCTTAAGGATCTGTGCGGTCTGGTTCTCGAGAAGGCGGGCCATATTCTCCTTGTTGACTCCATCGAGTCCACGGAGGAGACCGGTACGGTTCCACTTCTCGGTGAGGCGACGGTTCTCGGCGCCAAGGTGACGCTCGCGGATTCCCTCGGCGAGCGTATCTAGTGAGAATGCCTTTGACATTTCTAATACTCCTTAATGATTGAAAGATAGTCCCGGCCTGATTCAGGCCTTGTCAGCCCTGATTCCTGCCAGAACAGCCCAGCGATCCACCTCGACGGATTCATTGATCACGCCACCAGGCCGCGTCGATCTTGAGGAGCTGCCAACTGTCCTGTTTGCACCCTCACTCAGAGACCCAGCGGAGCGGGACAGCGACTCCGAAAGGCTCGTGAAGAGGAGCTTTGCTTCCCTGAGGGACTGTGCGGAGTCAAGAGCCTCCACAATAGCCCTGAGCTGCTTGTCAGAGAGTGACCTGTTCTGCATAAGCTTATTGACATAGAGAAGCTTAGCATTGAATAGGTGCTGCTCTGCAAGCTGGCGACGCAGGGTGTCCGCCGCCGCGGCTGCCTCATTGACACGGGCCTTGAGAGCACGATTCATGCGTGCCTCCTTCACGGCCTCCTTCTTGGCAACCTCTGCTTCCTTCTTGGCCTTGGCTGCTTCAGCCTTGGCCTTCTTGGCCTCCTTCTTTGGCTCGTCCTTCTCGGACAGAGCGTTCAGCTCAGGAGGATCCTCGAAATAGTCTCCATCGTCCTCACCGCCACCGAAGTGACCGTAGGAATCCTCAACGGACTCACGGAGGCGACGCATGCGGGCAAGTGAGCGACGGAGCATTGACTCATCGATCTGGAAGACTGTCTGGCCACGACGGCGATAGGACTCCTTCTTTACAGGCTCCTCGTCTGCCTCGTCCATCTCATCGGCCTCATCCATCTCGTCGGCTTCGTCCATCTCATCAGCCTCGTCCATCTCATCGGCCTCGTCCATCTCGTCTGCCTCGTCCATGTCCTCAGCCTCGTCCATCTCGTCGGCTTCGTCCATCTCGTCTGCCTCATCCATCTCGTCGGTCTCGTACATGCCCTCTTCCATCTCGTTGTCGAGCTCGTACATCTCGTCCATATCTTCTCCCTCAGTTGTTTCCTCACCGCCCTCGGTCTCGCCACCCTCATCGGAAGCCTTGACCTCCATTCCAACGGCGGATGCAAGAGACTCAAGTGCAGACTTCACTGCGTCGACATCGACGTCAGACTCACCGCCGGCCTCATCTCCCTCGGCCTCACGCATGAGCTTAGCAATCTTGGCACGAGCCTCAGCAATCTTCTTGGCCTCTGACTTCTTCTTGTCAGCTTCCTTCATCTTCTTGGCAGCTTCCTTCTTTGCAGAGTCTGCCTCCTTCTTGAGCTTATCGGCCTCCTTCATCTTGGCCTCAGCCTTCTTCTTAGCTTCCATCTTCTTCTTGGCCTCAGCCTTCTGCTGTGCCTCGGTCTTCTTTGCCTCGCCCTCTAGCAGGGTGCGAAGCAGGCTCTTCGTTGTCATCTCTGAAATCTCCTTTATGAGGGTTTGAACTTGCACCAGAGCGGCTCTCTTAGCCGGCCCCTCCACGAGGCCTTGAGCCTCTGCCCTGAGACCAACGGCGCGGCGCAGGACACCGTTGAATTCCTCGACGATTCGAAGGGAGGCTGATTCATTGATCCTCCCCTCATTGAGAGCGCCGAGAGCCCTCCCTATAACCTTGAGATCGAACCTGGCCTGCTTGGTCCTGTCTGCAACAGATCCACGACCGTCTACGATCCTTGTAAGTGTCTGGATTCCTTCCTTGGTAAGCTCAACGGCTTCGCCCTTGTCTGTGAGAATCTTGTCACCCTCACCGATATCGAAGGTGACCCTCTTCACACCCTTTGGAAGCTTGAAGACTCCATCATCAAAGTCGCTGAAGTCAGAGCCTTCATACTCTTCTTCTTCGTCTTCATATTCTTCATCTTCGTAGTCTTCGTCTGAAACTATGTCACTGAATACATCCTCAGAATCTTCTTCGGACTCTTCCTCAGACTCAACATCATCGAGAGGAGCACCGTCATCATCAGCTACAGCGGAATCATCCTGAGTTCCGCGAACCAACATGTCAAAGTCTTCATCACCCTCGGCCTCACCAAGAAGCTGGCTTTCAACTAATTTTCTAATGCGAGGAGCAACAGCATCAATCAGCTTATTCTTGGCATTCTCTTCTGCCATCTGAATAAGCTGCTTTGCATCAACAATTGCCTCGTTGTAGAGATTGCTAGACATTGTTCCTCAACATCTCCTGAGTTATGTATTACCTTCGATTTGCTTCTTTCATGCTGTTGTTCATAACAATCAACCGAGTAAGCTCCCGAATATGTTCGGTTGCCTCATCTCGAAGCTGGTCCTCACTCGGTTCAACAGGAGCCGGCGCCTTTGAGTATCCCCTCGCGGTTGATTTTGTGCCCTGGATCGGCTTATAGACTCTATTGATTGCCTGCCCACCGCTTCCCAGGACGGCCTGTATGTTAGGGTATATCTTACCCTGCGGGATGGTAGGGACAATCGATGTCTTCGAACGATTGGGTCCACCGTATGCCTCACCAATATTGAGAGGAGTTGCTGCTCCAACAAAGTAGAATGGATCAGACTTCCTTGTTGCAAGTGGATCGTTCACATTTCTATGCCCAATTTTGTTCTGTATCATAGTGGACATCTCATCATCCACAACTTCCTCACTATCCTCGTCTACATCATCAGGCTCAATGTACGGGTAAGTTCCTTGATACTTTCGACTCGCATGAAATCCAGACTGGGTTCCATACCCCAGGCCTGTCCGGGAGTCGTAGTTCGGAAAGTTTGCTGGGCTGGATATGGCTTCCCACAGAGTCAATTTTGCACCCTAACTGCGAATTGAATCAGGACGACCATCTCGAAGACCCTGGTGTCAACACAAGTTGATTGTTTTCACCGGTGAAAGAGCTGTCCGTCACAGCGCCACCATTAGAAATGGCCTTTGGATCGCGCTGAGTTACATCTCCTGTAGTTCCTGCTGTCAGAATAGAGGCCAAGCTGTTTGTTGCAGTCGGCGCTGAGTTGGCAGTGACAGCGGGAAGGTTAGCAGGGTCGGCATCAGCCGCAGATCCTAAGTTTGGATAGTACGGAGTTTCAGGATATCCATCGCCACCAACACCTGCAACAAGAGGCACCTTTGAATACTCTGGGGCGCCATTTTCAGCAAAATTTCTTTTGTATGTAGAACCAGCTGTTATCCAGATAGACTTGGCATAATCGTTTTCTCTGCCATTCGTGGGAACAGACACAGAATCATCAGAAAGAAGAAGCTTCAACGCTGCCTTTCTATATTCTGGATCTTTGATGCTGTATGTTCCTGGTAAAGTCGGAGCTTCAGGGAAATGTGCCTGCAATTTTGTAGTATCAGCACGTCCAGGCCCCCCAGTCGAGGCCTGTGTTTCTATCAACGGCAAAATTGCAGACATATTCTATCAGCTCCCGCCAGCAGCAGTTGCAGGCGACTTACCTGGAATCAATGAGAGCTTTCCGTCCTTAATGGTTGCTGCCATTCTCGTGGAGGATGTCTTTGGATTCCTTCCTTCTGAAGTTGCTGCTCCACCGCCTACGCTTGCAAGGTCGTTGGTCGGATTTACACCGAATCCATCCGGAGGTGCCGGCATTGCAGCGTAATTGACGTCATTTCCCTCACCAGGGGACGCTGGGTTTGGTGTCC